TGTCGCGGCGTTGACGACGAAGATCAGCGGCTTGCCGGCGCGCTCGCACAAGTCGACGGTGGCGCCGACGGCGCGCAGATCGTGCGGGCTCGGCCGGGTCGGCACGACGATCAGTTCGGCGACCGCGATCACGCTCTGGATCGCGACGGTAATCGCCGGCGGCGTATCGATCATCGCCAGCTTGAAGCCCTGCTGGCGCAGCGTCTCCAGGTCCGCGGCGAGCCGGGCGACGGTGGTCTGCGCGAACGCCGGATATTCCGCGCTGCGCTCGTTCCACCAGTCGGACAGCGATCCCTGCGGATCGATGTCGATCAGCACGACAGGTCCCTGCCCGGCCAGCTGCGCCTGAACGGCCAGATGCCCCGACAAGGTGGTCTTGCCCGACCCCCCCTTTTGCGATGCCAACGCCAGAACCCGCATAAATCCCCGAACTCCGCCAATCGGTCAGGGGAATGACACGGCCGCTGCTAAGAACGGGTTAACGCTGGCCGCGCGGAATGGCGCGGATTCCGGCCCTGTTTTCCAGATGTTTTCCACGTTCTATGCATGTTCTGCGTCCTCCCAGCGGCCGATAGCGGCGCTGCCCATCTTCCGATTGTTGCGTCGGCGCGCGTACAATTCCACCATCGCCAGCGACTGTCCGGAGATCGCCGACGTCTCACCGACGGAGCATCCGGCCTCGAGCAGCGCGTTGACCGCGTTCTTGCGAAGCCCGTGCGCGACGATCTTCACGCCCTCTTTCGCTGCCCAAACCTGCATCCGCTTGCGAAGCGCGCCCGGCGTGACCGGCTTCCCCCGCCACTGGATGATGGTCTCGGCGGCACGCGGCTGGGTCTCGAGGATCTTCGCGAGCGCCGAGTGGACCCGGATCTCCATCGGCTTGTCGGTCTTCTCCTGCGTGACCGCAAGATAGCCCTCGTCGATGTCCGTCCACCGCATGCGGCAGACGTCGCCGATACGCTGGGCGGTGTAGTAGAGGAGCGCGACCGGCAGGCTGACCTGCGGGTCGGCGAGCGCGGCGACGACCAGCTGCTCGGGCCACGGCTCGTGCGTGTCCCCGCTGCCCTCGACGAACTCGACATCCCGCGTCGGGTCCGCCTGGATCCATTCCCGTTTCAGCGCGTGCTTGAACAGGTTGCGCAGCACCGCCAGCGTCATGTTCGCCGCGCCGGGGCGGTCCTGCAGCTTGTCGAGCAGCGTCTGGATGTCGCGTCGCTCGATCTCGGCGACCGGCGCCTCGCCCATCTCGGCCTCGATCCCGCGCAGGTAGATGTTGTACGTCTGTTGCGTCCGCTCCTTGCGGTTCTTGAACTGCGGCGACAGCTGGTAGGCGCGGCTGAGATCGGCCATCGTCACCGCGGCGATCGCGCTGGCGCGCGCGTGCCGCGCAGCGACCATGCCGGCGTAGCTGCGGCCGAATGCGCGATCGGTCCGCGCCGGCAGACGGCGAAGGACCGGCTTGCCGCCCTCGACCAGGCCGGTGACGAAATACTCGTACACCTTGCCTCGCGATCGGACCGTCTTGATGTACGGAAGGGGCTTACTGCGCGCCATAGAGCTTCGACTTCTCACGCCAGCTGGCCACGCCATCGCCCGACATCTTGGCAACGCACTCGTCGAGCGCGTCCTTAGACCAGTGCTCGTGGTTGCCCAGCTTGAACGGCATCGGCAGCCGGCCGGCGGCGACCTCGCGCTCGAACTCAGCGGCGGATAGCTCGAGGTAATCGGCAGCCGTTGCGCGCCGCATCGCGCGCGGCGCCCACGCCAGGACTCTCCCGCTACCCACGCCCCTCTCCCCCATCGAAGGAGGTTAGATCAACCACGACGGACGCCTTTCTTGGGCTCGCGGCACGGCGCGCACCGGCCCATGATCAGGCGCAGGCTGGGGTCGCCGCACTCGGTGCAGTCGCCGGGCACGCCAATCGGGAGCGGGGCGCGCGCGGCGCGGATGCCGCGGTCGAGCGCCGCTTGAACGACGTCGTTCGCCATGTCGCATGCATCAGCCATGGTGCTGAGCCGACCCAAACCCAGCTGCAATGCGGCCGAAGAAGCTGCCCACGGCTTCGGGGTGAAGTAGCAGCCAAGCGCCAGCCGCCACGATGACGAACATGATCAGCGCCGCTACGATTTGGATCACCGCGACCTGCCGGCGGACCTGACGGCGCATGCGATCCATCTCCGCGCGATGTCCGCTGAAATTGAAATCTCTCACGCTGCTCGCTCCGAAATGGGTGGCTGCGCATCGGCCTCGACAGCGTGCAGCGAAGGGAATGACGTCCTGAGGAGCAGGACCGAGGCAGTCGGGGAGAGCGGGACGAAGCCGCGCGCGGGGTTGCCGCGCAGCACCGTGAGGATCCGGGTCCAGTTGGGGACCAGCGCGTCGGCGATCATCGCGAGCGAGATGCCTGCGATTGCGAGCAGGCAGCCCATTCCCGCGCCGTGCATGATGGCATGCCAGTTCATGGGATCACCTTTCGATTGAGGATTGCGAGCATCAGCGCGACCATGACCTCGGCAGGCACGAGGCCGCTGAGATCGGGAACGAAGGGCAGCGGCCGGTTCATGCGCCACCTGGGCGCGCGCCGCGCTTCCAAGGCGCAATCCACCCGTCGGCCTCGACGAGCTTCTCGGCACCGCTGGGGGCGATGACGCGGACACGGCCATCAGCGCGCCGGTGGATGACCGGGCACTCGAACTCGTAGACCGGCCGCGGCTGATTGATGCCGGACCATATCTCGGCGTCCGTCGAGTTGCGTCGCACGGTCATGGTCTCAACGGTCAGGACGTCGCGGCCCCGCTCGATCAGCTGGGCGACCTGCTGCTCGGTAAAGCGCTGTCCACCCGCGATACTATGGCCGTTGAAGCCGGTCTTCTCGCCGCCAACGATCGCGCCATACCAAGGGCTTGGGGCCTTCGACGGCGTGACGCGGATGCATGACGGCTGGCGACCGATCACTTCGCCCGCGGGGCGCGTTGCGGGGGGCCTCATGCGCACGCCCTCAGGTACGCGCCAGCGGCGACGCCGGCCGCGGCGATGTGGCGGCTCTGGCGCGCGAGGAACTCGGCTTCGAACGCCGCTGCGTCGTCAGCCGCAGCCTTGCTCTGCAGCACGTCGGTCGCTGCCTCAACGGCTCCGACGAGCTGCTCGAGCGTCGGGCGGCGCCCCATCTTCTTGCGCAGGAACTCGTGACGCTCGATAATCAGCCTAAGCGCCCAGGCGGGCTTGAGGTTGAGGCGCGCGGCGCGCGCGGCGATCGTGTCGCGGATGGCGTTGGCGCTGGCGATGACCTGCGGCGCGCCGCGCTGATCCTCTTCCTTGCGCAGCCGCGTGATCGCCCACTCGGCGTTTTCAAGGCGATGGACAGCCCCGGCCATGTCGAGGATCGTTTGATCCAGATCAGGATCATGCGACTTGATCGTGCGGCCGGTCATGCGAGTGCACCGCGCCGCGGCGCAGGGTCGGAGGCGAGTTCAGTTTCCCATGCGCGCCGGCCGGGCCATTCGGTCCAGTAGACCGACGCCAGCGCGACCGCGTCGCCCATCGGCAGCAGCTTTTCGAATGTCAGCCAGCCCGCGGCATGCTGCGCCTTGTGGCAGTCATCGCAGAGAGGAATGCACGCGCTGTCGGGAGCCTTGGTGCCGCAGCCCTTCCCGCCCGCGTGGTCGACGTGCGCCGCTACGATCGGGTTGGCCATGTCGCCGGGATGAGCGCACTTCGGGCACGGCAGCTTCCGCAGCCAGCGCTTGTATTCCTCAGCGCATTTCCACGCCGGGCGACCCGCGCGCGGCGGCTTGCGCGTCTGGAACGCGGACCGCGGCAAGCTCACGCGACCACCCGATATGCAACGATGTCTGCGGCACATTCCGAGCCGGCGGCGAAGATCCAGCTGTCGCCGTAGGCGTGCGCTACGTTGCCCTCGGGGCCCGACGAGCGCTCGGCGGTACGGCGATCGCGGTCGGCGCGAAACTGCACCTGGACCCGTGCGAGATCATGAACCGGGCACCCTGCCCCGTCATGCTCGATCCATTCTGAAGAAGCCTGGTCGGCCACGTCGTTCCTCCACCCGGCCGGTATGACCTGATGGGGCCAAACTGCACATGTGCAGCCAAAACGTCAATAGTAAAATGCACATGTGCAGTTTACGGCGTAGGATCGATTTCCTATGGACGCCCGTGTCGTCTTAGAACAGAAAGAGAACATGGCAGAGCAGCGCCGCAGAGTCGATCGAATCGAACTGGCATCCCCGGAGTGCGAGACCAGCTGCCAGCCGTGCTACCTCGACTGCGCGCTATGCCGTGTCGCTATTGCCGCGTCAGATCGCGAAGTCGAGCGACTGCTCCGCGAGCGGCCACTCCCAGGGCGCTCGCATTATCCGAGCTGGCGCTCTGATCTCCAAGCAGCTCAAGCCCATGGGCAAGAGCTGAGGCAACGACTCGCAACGATTGCGCCGACTGGCGACCCTTCGGTGCGAGCGGCAGGACGACGGCTAGAAGCGCCGCCAGGGTTTCTTCACTAGGCGGCGCGGTTTTTGCTTCAGCGCTGTCGTTGTTTAGGAAATCGAGAACGGATCGTTCGCCTGCGGCCCGGGCAAGCGCGTGAAGGGTCTTCACTGTTGTGACGGACGGGTACTCGTCCTTTACAGCGCGCGTGACGGTCGTTTCGGCGCCTAGGCCTGCGCGCTTTGCCCAGTCGCCTAGAGCCCACCCCTTCGCCGCGGCGGTGCGCTCAATCCACCGCGCGATGATCTTCTGTTCTGGCTGCATAGGTGCAGGATAGCAGGCAAGCCCACGCCGCTGAACGCTGCACATATGCCGTTGACAAGGCTGCACATGTGCAGCTATGCGGTTCATATGATCGATCCTCTCGACACCCGAACCCTACAAGCGGCTCGCGAAGCGGCCGGCTTGTCCCGCGCCGAGCTAGCGCGGCGCGCGGACGTCAACGAGACGACGATCTTGAGGATCGAGAAGGGCGACACCGACCCGCGACTCGACGGCACATGGGCGCCCCTCGTCCGCGCCTTGACGCCTATCGAGCAGAAGGAAGCAGCGTAGATGCTGCTCACCCTCCCCTTCGAGCTGAGCGCGCGCGTCGCTGCGGCGCCGATCGCGAGCATGCTAATCGGCGGCAAGCGCGTCGACGCGTTCGCGGTGATCGAGCCGGTGTTCGCCGAGGTTCCGGTCGTCGTGGCGCACTGTTCCCGCTGCAAGGTCGCCGGTGACCGTGCGGTTGCTTCGTGCACATCGCCGGTCTGTCCCTCTCGCGTTCGAAAGGCAGCTTGAACATGCCCAGCGACACCCTCTTGATGACGATCGCAACCGTGATCGGCGTTTCGCTGCTCCTGGTCATTGCGGTTGTCGTGATGGTCGGCCTGACCGCGCGGGAGATCATCGACGCCGATGACGACATCGCTGACTGGGCCACCATGGACGGGAGCGTGGTTCATCATGCCCAGCAGCGCACGCGCGACGGCGAGCCTGACGGGCTTGGGTGCGCTGAAGAGGGTGTCGGTGTCCATGCCCAGGGTAATGGCCGATGACCGCGCCGACGATCCACGGCAACCGCCCCGTGTTTTCCGCTTCTGCGGTGCTGGATGCGGTCGCGACCGAGCTGTCGCTGATCAAGTCGCAGGACCGGCTGACGTTCAGCGACCTCGGAGCCGTTCTCGGCAAGAGTGAGGATCAGGCCGCAAAGTACTGCGACGCCAGCGCATCGATGGACGTCGTGACGTTCGCGCGCGCCAAGCGGGAGTGGAACGGCCGGTTCACCGGTGCGCTCGATCGGCTCTGCCACGACAGCCGCCCGACTGCCGGCAGCGACCGCGGGCGGCACTGCAAATTGCTCAAGGCTGCGCTCGCCGTGGCCGAGGCTCTGGAAGATGACGACGACGTGGACGCCAGCGAGGTGCGCGCGAACCGCGTCGCCATCGAGGATGCCCGCGACGCGCTTAACGACCTTCTGGCCAAGCTGGCACCTACCGCCAGAGACGAAGATTAACCGCTAACCAGTTCAACCATCGAGGTTAAATCAATGACAGCGCTCAATAGCGCAGCGCCGGTTGAGCCCGGTTCTGCGGACGGTTCTTTGCGCTCAGCGCGATTGTGCTCGGACTGCCCGAAGACACTGGGCCCCAAGAATGCAAGCGGTCGCTGTCGGTCGTGCCTGGCGCGCGCGAACAACGCGAGCCCCGCGACCACCGAGAAGCGCAAAGCCGCAATCCGCGCGCGGTTCAACGACCCGGCGGTCGTCGAAGATCACCGCGCGCGTCTCGCCCGATACATGCGCGACATGCCTGAGGCCGACCGGGAGGCGCGGCGCGCGAACGGGCGGCGCCTGTATCGCGAAGTTCTGTCGCAGCCGGATGTCGCCGCACGCGCGCTGGCGACGCGAAGCGCACCCGAGACCCGCAAGCGCCAAGGCCTGACGCACTCCGACACGATGCTGCCGTGGTGCCCGCGCGAGTTCCGACAGCTGTACCGCGACCTGCGCGCAAAAGGGCTGAGCGTCGCCGAGGCGCGTGACGTGGTCGAGCTCGAGATCCCTGGCAGCGCTGCGCACGGCCGCCGCATCGTTGCGAACCACCAAGACGCCCAGCGCATCCGCCACGAGCGCGATGTGGCCCAGTCCTACTGATCAACGAAGGAGCAAGAGCATGAGCGATACGATCACGTTCGAACGCCGACACCTCGCCGCCGCGCTCGCGATCGTCGGCAAGGTGAACCCGTGGCGGCGCGATGATAGGTCTGTTGCGGTAGTTCGCATCGACGTGTCCGCCGGCACCGCCCGCCTGTCGACGGTGGACGTTGAGGTGCAGATCGAGGCGGACGCCCCATGCGGGCCGGGTGAGGCTGTGTTCTATCCGGCGTTTGGCGTGCTGTCCGCGATGGTGACGAAGGCGAAGGGCGGCGACGTCGCCATGTACGCGACGGAGGCGGGTACGGTGTTCGCGTGCGGGCGGCTGCGCTCGACGCTCCCGGGTCGCCCGAGCGACGCGCTGCCAATGCGACCGGTTCCGGAAGGGCCGACGGCGGCGATGCCGTCGGCATCGCTTCGCGCAGGCCTCGTTGCCGCGCTGCCGGCCACGGGCGAAGGTGACGTCAATCGCCCGTACCTTGGCGGCGTTCACCTCTACGACGTTGGCGGCCAGGCGGCATTTGCAGCGCAGGATGGCAACCGCATCCACTCCGCAGCGCAGGATGGCAACCGCATCGATACGGCGGCGCTGATACCGCACAAGGCCGCGGCGCTGATCGCGGCAATCCTGCCTGATGAAGGCGACGCACAGATCCAAGTCGGGCCGCGCGGCGTCTTCGTGCAGGCTGGCAATATCCGGGTCACCGGCGGCCTGATCAATGGCACATTCCCGCCGATCGCCGACCTGATGGCCACACCGACGGATCGCGAACTGCGCGGGCAGGCTGACCTGTTGCTGTCGGAGATCGAGGTCGTGATGACCGTCGCGAACTCCCGCGACCGCGACTTCCGCCTTGACCTCGGCGCGACCTGCGAAGCTTCGGCGTTTCGCGTCGGCGACGCCGGCCCGGAGAGCGGCGTCATCGGCCTCAGCGGTGTTGCGTTCCGCGGGACGCCTCTGGCGATCGGCTTCCAGTTCCCGTTGGTCCGCGATGCCCTTGCGTTGTTCGGCCGCGACACCGTGACCTGGCGCATGGGCGGCCCGCACGACGCGACGATCATCAGCTCGGCCGCGCACCCCGGCGTCGAGGCGCTCGTCACCCCCTTCATGTTGGCAGCAGATCACCTGCGCCACGCAGCCTGAGAGGTATCGTCATGATCGATCGTAGCAACCGAGGCCAGCTGGCCCTGGCCGTCCACCAGCGCGACTTCGACCGCGCCATCGAGATCCTCAATCTGCTCGCGGCCACGAGCCCGAAGTGGGCCAACGCCGTGATTGTCGCGCGGCGGACGGTATCGCCGCCGGCGCCGCTCCCCGATGCCGCGCCCATGCCGCTGCCGATCCCCGGGCACCGCCACGGCTCGACGCTCGGCAAGCCTTTGCTCGAGGCGGCATCGGTCGATTGCTGACGCGGCCGACTTCCGGACCGTTGGCCCCGCGTTCACGCTCGACCGCGTGTCGATGGGGATGCTCTGACATGCAGACCGATACCGTTATGTGCGCCGCAATACCGGCTCACCTCGCCGCCGAGTTCGACGCAGCCATGCAAGCGCGCGGCGACGCCCGGAGACGTCAGCAAGAAGAGACCATCGCCAGGCGGCGCGCATCTAAGCGAGCCTCTAATGCGGCTCAGGCTTCGCACCTCGTTTCCATGCCGCGCATGGCCGCGCTGATGAAGGCGGGCGCGTTGCTGGGCAGCGCCGCGGCGCTCGCCGACGCCCTGGGGATCGAGCCGCGCAGCCTGCGCGCCAAGACGGGCGCCGAGCGTGGGGTGTCATGCGATGACCTTCGGGCGGCGGCTGACGCGCTCGAAGCGCGCGCCGCGGCGATGGTCGAGCATGCGGGTAAGATGCGAGCGGAGGCGCAGTCCGCGTGATCTCACACAACACCTCGGGTCAGCCTGCTCGTGTCAAGCGGGCGTCGATTCAGGCCAGTGCGCGCGGCATCGGCCTCCTTGCTCAAGCGCTCGATTTCAGAGCTCGCTTTTTTCGCCTCGGCCTCAAGGAGGCTAATCCGCTCGTAGGCGACAGAAAGCTTTCGCTTCAGAGCATAATTCTCAAGCCTGACGTCCACCGAGCCTTTCGCCCACGCATACGCGGCGGTCAGCGGCTTAGTAATTATACCTATCACCATGGTGCCCCCTCTTGTCAGGTCGAAAGCCTGACGCCGGCGCGGCCCCGAGTCCATGGCAAATGAGCATCCGCATCATGACCCAGGTGTGGGGGCTCGACCTTCCGGACAGCGAGATGCTGATCCTGCTGGCGCTCGCCGACTGGTCGAACGACGATGGCGAGTGCTGGCCGTCGATCGCGCAGCTCGTGAAGAAGACGCGGAAGTCGGAGCGAACGATCCAAGGCGCTATCAAGTCGATGGCGGCGGCGGGCCACCTGACCCGCCACGAGCGGCCCGGCAAAGGCTGCACCTACACCCTGCACCCCCGCAGCGATTGCACCCCCGTAAATACTGCGCCCCGCAAGCGTCGCGCCCCCGCAGCGATTGCACCCCCGCAGCCAGCGACGCGGACCCCCGCAGCGGCTGCGGACAATACGTCAGGACACATCACTTCTCCGAAGGCTTCGCCTTCTCCGAAGCGCGAGCGCGCATCCGAGCCCAAGGCCAAGCCTTTTCGGTTGCCCGCTGACTGGAAGCATCAGCGCTTCGCCGACGGGACCGTCGCCCGCGAGGTCGCCGATCGGCGCGGCATCGAGTGGTCGCGCGCTGCCTTGGAGAGCTTTCGGAATTGGGCCGCGAACGCCGACGATCGCTCCGGCGTAGGCCGGAAGCTGGACTGGCAAGCAGCGTGGGCAAACTGGGTAATCAAGCAGGACAAAGACGATGGGCAATCAGGATCAGGAACTGGACGTTTGGGCGGAAACCGGCAGTCGCGGAGTGGCCAAGGTCGAACCGTCGATGCTGCCGAGCGCTTTAGGGCTCGCCGCGGATTATCGGGATCTGAAGCCAGCGTCGGATGATCAGTTCATCGCGACCCTGCTGCCCTGCCTCCAACTGGTGGCGCCGGTTGGTATGGATGAGGACAGCCAAGATACTTGGTTCGAGGCCGCTCGCCTCGCCCTGGACGCCATGCCGATCGGACTCCTTCAGCGCGGCGCCGCGGCCGCGATGCTGAAAGCTGATCATCCCGCGAAGATCGTGCCCGCCATCATGGCTGAAGTGGGCGATGCTTGGGAGCGCCGCAAGCGGCTGGCACGGCCGCCCGCGGAGGCGGCAGCCCCCGCCCTCCCGGCGCCAGGTCAGGAGTATGCGACCCCAGCCGAGCTCGACGCCATCTGCAAGCAGTTCAAGGTTGGTCGCTATTCCGACCAACGACCAGCTGGCGAGCCCGCGCGGCCCACCAAGGTGGAAGGCGCCAGCAGCGCGCCGAGCCGGAAGCCGACGCGCGCCGACTATATCCGCCTGTTCGCCATCGACCCGGGCGAGCCGGAGACCGATCAGGCCAAGGCGGCATGAGATACCAATCGGTCGGTGTTCCGACTATGTTCCAACTTATCCACATGACGAGGCGAGCATGAGAATACCGAAGGCTGCACGCGAGCACGTCCCGGTCGGCACTGAGATCATCCGTGCTGAGCGGATGTCGCCCGCGTTCATCAAATATCACCTGAGCGACGGCAGGGCGCTCCACCGATTCACGCGCGAGGAGCCGCACGTCGATCCGCACGATCATCCGTGGAGGTTCGAGACGACTGTCCTGGCGGGCGGTTATGTCGAGGAGGTGTTCACGATCGGCGAGGAAGGCTGGCGCGGGACGCTTGCGCACCGGCTGCCGGGCGAGACGTACCGCGTCGACGCGACGCACATCCACCGAATCGTCGAACTGCCGCAGCGCGAGTGCTGGACGCTGGTCCGCGCCGGTCAGCACGAGCGTGACACGCGGTTCTGGCGGTTCGGCGATCAGATTCAGTCACGGGCATGGCACGAGAGAAGGTGGACGCAACATGGGTAGGGGATCGGACTGGTGCATCCTTAGGACCGGCGCGTCGCGCACGCTGCCGCTGGTTGCCTCTCTTGAGGCGGCCGGCTTCGACGTATGGAGCCCGGTGCAGACGCTGACGCGCCGCCGCGGCCGGACGCGCGAGCGGGTAGAGTACGCGGCGCCCATCATGCCGACGTTCGTGTTCGCCCGCGCGTGCCACCGTGATGACCTGCTGAGGCTGGCAGCCCTCCCCTTCAGCGACCACCCTGGCTTCTCGATCTTCCGCCACCTCGGGAGCATCCCGTTGATCAGTGATGTCGAGGTCGCCGGGGCCAGGCGCATCGAAGAGCGCGGCAAGCGTGCGGCCAAGATGGGGCAGCGGCAGGCTTTCGCCGTCGGTGAACGCGTCCGGGTCATGGAGGGCGCGGCCGCTGGCCTGTTCGGCGAGGTCCTACAAGGCGGCGATGGCAAGTTCGTGCTGGTCGCGTTCGCCGGCATCAACCTGAAGATCGGGGCTTGGCTACTCGAAACAGATGCGGTACAGGAGCAAGCAGACGCTGCTTAAGCAGCCGCAACGAGCGCAGAGGTGTCCTCCCCGTTGCCCCCAACCTCCGCAGTGAACGCGAGGGTGGGAAGTGCGAAGCTATGAGCGGTGAGCTACGACCTGTGTCTGGGCGATGAGCACGCCTAGACGGTCGTCCATCTGCTTCATGATATATTCCGCTTCGGCATAATCCCTGCTCGTGATCAGCGCGGTCATTGCCACATGAAGCCCGCGGCGCACGTCTTCGACTTTGTCGAGCGCATCTCTGTTCATGACGTACATCGCAATGTCTCCTCCGGTCCAGCCTAGCGGTCGCGAACAGGGTTGGCACCCCTGCTCTTGGGTCCTTCCCGGCATCCAAGGTAATACGGGGGGCAAAGGCGCAGAAGATCGCTAGGCACGAGATGCACTATAGTTCTTCCTCCCTCGTGCCATTTCCGGCGGTTTTCTGCGGCTTTCGCGAGATGGAGCAGGGAAGTGGCGCAAATCGACCTCGATGAGCCGACCCGGCCCCAGCTCGCCGCGCTGTTCGGCTGCTCAAGCCGATGGATCGGCGAACTCCGATCGAAGGGCGCCCTGCCGACGGACGGCGCATCGCTGCTCGAGAACATCGAAGCATGGGCGCAGACGAAGTACGGCGTCGACGACGTTGATCCGGATTCGCTCGACAAGGAACAGCAGCAGGCGCGGCTTGCCAAAGAGCAGGCCGATGCGAAGGCGATGGACAACGCCGAGCGTCGCAAGGAACTGGCTTCGCTTCCTGACATGGTCGCCGCCGGCGCCGGCGTGATCGTCATGATCGTCGCCCAGCTGCAACAGGTCGGTGCTCGGGTTGCCAAAGGTGACACGAAGCTGCGCGCGCGGGTCGACGCCGAGATCAACAACGTCCTCACGGACTTGAGCATGGCCCGGATCGAAGAGGCGCGCGGCGGGGGCTTTGATGAGGGCGAGCCCGAAGACGAAGGCGGCGCCTGAGCCGTACCGCGCCCCCGGGGCGCACGGTGTAACGCTTGCCGCAGGCTGGCTTGCCGCGTGCCGGCCGCGCGAGCGGCCGCCCCTTTCGAAGTTCATGGTCGAGCATGCGAGGTCGGATGACGGCGCGCGCATCCGCCCATTCCCGTTTCAGGCCGACATCGCCGACGCGTTCACCGATCCGGAGACGTCTCAGCTTTCGGTCAGGAAGAGCAGCCGCATTGGCTACTCTACGATCCTGCAGTGCTTCGTCGCCTGGCGCATCAAGTTCGACCCTGCGCGAACGCTGATCTACCAGCCGACGATCGACGATGCGGAGAAGTTCAGCCGCGACGATCTCGACCCGGTGCTGCAGTGGCCGGTCGTCCGGTCGGTCGCGACGTTCAAGCCGCGGCACGCCGACAACCAGATCAGGGCCAAACGCTACAAGGGCGGCTGGATCCAGATCAAGGGCGCGAACAGTCCGAAGGAGTTTCGCCGCGTCACTGCGGACGACGTGTTCCTTGAGGAATGCGACGGCTACCCCTGGGCGACGAAGGAGGAAGGCGATCCCGCCCGCCTCGCGTTCAAGCGCAACCTGACATCGCCGCGGCGCTTCAGCGCTGCGGGTTCGACCCCGAAGGTGAAAGGCTTCAGTCGGATCGACGCCCTGTTCGAACAGGGCAGCCAGGAATTCCGTTACGTCCCCTGCCCGCATTGCGGCTTGTCCCAGACGCTGGTGTTCGGCGACGGCACCGGCGCCGGCATCCGCTGGGCGCCGAAGGAGCATCCGACCCGCGCCTGGTATCAGTGCGAAAACGGATGCGAGATCGATGAGGCTGAAAAGCCGTGGATGGACGAGAACGGCGAGTGGCGCGCACACAACCCGATCGCGTTCCCCAGGCATCGCTCGTTCCACATCTGGGCGGCGTACAGCCAGCACCCGGGCGCCGCGTGGCTGGAGATCGCGCGCGAGTTCATGGAGGTCCGCAAGGATCCGAACCTTCTACGGGTTAAGGTGAATGAACGCGAAGGCGGTTCAAACCCCCAGAAAACTGCCAAAAACTGGGCGCTCCGGCGCCCTTTTTCTCGCCGGCGCCTTTCCCCGGCGCTCCCCACTAGAACCGCAGAAATCCGCCGTTTCTGGGATCGTCCCGGCGGCTCGGTGACGCAAGGACTGACGCATGAGTGACGCAACGAACGCCAACCCGGCCGACCTGCTCTATGGGGTCGCTGCCATCGCAGCTCACCTTCAGTTGAGCCGGAAGCAGGTCTATCATTTGCATGACAAGGGCGACCTGCCGACGTTCAAGGTAGGCGCTACCGTGTGCGCGCTGCGATCGTCGCTGGCGAAGCACTTCCGCGCACAGGAAGCCGCCGCGGCGCGCGTCGAATAGCCATGGCGAACGTCACTCGGAAAGGCCGCAGCCGCTGCCCGCCGTTCGTGATGTTCGATCACCGGATCCTCGATAGTCCGGCATGGATCGACCTGGGCGGCACCGCGGCGAAGCTGCTGCTCTACCTCGCCCGCCTGCACAACGGCACGAATAACGGCGACCTGTTCCTTGCCGAGCGCGCCGCCGCGGATGCGATTGGGGTCCGCCGGGGGGCTGCCGCCGCCGCCTTCGATGAATTGGAGGCGCACGGGTTCATCGCCGCAACACAGCGCGGCGCCTTCACGGTCAAGGTGAAGCTCGCGACCAGCTGGCGCCTGACGTTTCACCCGACAGAGCGGGCGGCGGCAACGCACGAGTACCGGGACTGGCGACCAGCTTAGAACGGGTATCCCTTGGTAGATATATATGTGGCCCGGTAATCGGGCCCGACCCGCCTGACACCCATACGAGGAGACGGGCTCGAAAATCGGGCCCGACGCATAGCGGGTTGGCTCGAAAATCGGGCCCGTGCGGTACGAAAATCGGACCCGTGAATTATTTGGCTCCCTCCAAAATAGTCCGGTGGACGTCCACCCGATCCACCGGACCAGTCAACGCGCTGGACCGGTCCACGCCCTTGACCGGTCAACCTGCTGGACCCCCCGCCAGCCTGACACCCCGCCACGGTGACGCCCGTCACACTGGCACCCCTGGCCCCGGTAAATTCCTACCGACCCCCGCACCGGCTGCGCCCCGCAGTCCCTGCGCCCCGCACCCGCTGCACCCCTCCGGCGCGGCGGCAACACGCATGGAGATGACCATGAACGCGATCGTCCCTTTCGAGTTCGACGACCACCCGGTGCGCGTCTTGCAGCGCGACGGCGCCCATTGGTTCTCGCTCAACGACGTCTGTGCCGTGCTCGACATCGCGAACCCGCGCGACGCCGCGACCCGGCTCGACGACGACGAGAAGGATGTCGTCATTACCGACACCCTTGGCGGCCGTCAGGAGGCGACCGTCATCGACGAGAGCGGGCTCTACAAGCTGGCACTGCGCAGTCGGAAGGCCGCGGCCAAGCGGTTCACGAAATGGGTAACGCGGGAGGTCCTGCCGTCCATCCGGCAGACGGGCAGCTACGGCCGCCCCGCGCCTGCGCTCGACCTGAGCGACCCCGCGGTGCTCCACAGGCTGCTGATCGATCACACGGGCCGCGCCCTCGCCGCAGACCAGCGCATCGCCGCCCTTGAGCCGCAGGCGGCGGCGCTGGCACAGCTGACAGAGGCGCAAGGCTCGCTTGCCGTCACGCACGCGGCGAAGGCAATGGGCGTGAAGCCCGGTCGCCTGTTCGACTGGCTGGAAGAACACGCCTGGCTCTATCGAGGCAATGACGGGCTGGTCGGGTATCAGGCGAAGATCGATCAGGGCTTGATAGAGCACAAGGTCCACCGCCTCGACCGCGGGCCGCACAAGCCGGCCAAGCTGGTCAACCATGCGCTGCTGACCCCCAAGGGTATCGCGCGCCTGACCGAGCTGGGCGCCGGCCGGTGATGCTGCGAGCATCGCCGGAGCACTGCCACGCGCATGCGTCACGCATCGTCACCGAGCGTCACACGTGACGTCACGTGACGGTCTCGCGTCCGTCCCTCGGGACGTCCCCCAACTGTCCCGCGGGACACAACTAGGAGAACATACCGTGCACGAAGCCCAGCTGACCGATGATCAAGAGATTGCCGAGCGCAACGCCGCGAACACGCGCGCCGCGCTGGCGCTTGCCGACTTCATCACGACCGACCCGACTGAGAAGGCGGCGGCGCTGATCACGGCCGCAACGATCATCATCGAACGCGAGGTCGGCCGCGCGCTCGCACCCGCCGCGCTCGCCGCGCTGACCGAGCCCACCGTCGTGGGGTGGAGCGCGCATGCCGGGGGCCGCGCCTGACCGGCCGGACCGACGCCGCGACCGATTGTTGCGCGGTGGCGCATTGATCGGTCGGGCTGTCGGGTCCTTCCCCCGCTTGAGTGTAATGAGGGGGGCAAAGGCGCAAAAGATCGCTAGGCGCAGAAATGCCCTAGGTTCTTCCTCCCTGTCCCGATTTTCAGCGGTTTTCCGCCATTTTTTCGCAGTCTGCATGGGAAGAAGTCTTATGTCGAAGAAGAAGAGCGCGGCCGAAGGTGACCTTTCGCGGATCCGCCCCACCCTCGCGCAAGTCGGCGCCCTCTTCGGCGTCTCGGGCCGATGGATCGGCGTCCTACGATCACGCGGCCAGCTGCCAGCCGATGGGGCGACCTTGGGGGAGTTCGTCGCAGCCTGGGTAGTGCTTCGCGCGCCGGGCGAGTCCGGCGAATGAGTGACCCCCTTGGCATGACCGAGCCGCAGGCCGCACGCGCGCTGAAGGTGCACCCGGACACGCTGCGCCGCTGGCGGAAAAAGGGCGCAATCGGCTACACGATCACCCCCGGCGGGCGCGTGCGCTATTCGAGCGAGGACGTCCGGCGGCTTGTCATGAACATGCACGTCGAGCCGGTTTTAGGCTCAACGATCGGGACGTGATGCAAGGGCGTGCACCCCTACGCCGCAACAAGCATACCTAAGCCCAAGCACGCCGCTACGCCTCGCATCGATCGGGCCGCATAGAAGGATCATGGCAGACCCCATCACCGTCACCACGAACCGCGCGGCGACTTTCCAGCCGGCATCGTTCGACCCGTCCGACAATTCGATCGAGGTCGTTTGGTCGGTAGGCGCCGAAGGCACCCGGTTCGATTGGCTGGATGGCGGCTACTACATCGAATCGCTGAGCATGGACCCCGCGCACGTCCGCCTCGACCGGCTCAACGCGGGCGCGTGCCTGATCGATAGCCATCAGGATCGATCGCTCGCCGCGGTGCTGGGCTCCGTGATGCCGGGGACGGCGCGGATCGAGAACGGGCAGGGTATCGCCCGCGTCCGCTTCGCCAAGACGCCCGACGTTGCCGATACGGTCGCCAAGATCATCGACGGGCACATTCGCAGCCTGTCCGTCGGCTACAACGTCCACACCTACGAGCGCACCGAGACGGCAGGAGAGCGCCCCGTCATGCACGCGATCGATTGGGAGCCCGTCGAGTTGTCGATGGTCGTCGTCCCCTTCGACGCGGCCGCACAAGTCCGAACGAAAGGAACGACCATGCCCGACATCATTGACGCACCGAACCCCACCCCCGCGCCTCGCAACCGTGCCGGCGGCGTCACGGTCGATTACATCCGCGACCGCTGCAACCGCTCCGACGACCTGCCCCGTTCGTTCGAGCGCGACCTGCTCGCCATGCACGCCGAAGAACCCCTGTCGCGCCGCGAGCTCGACGAACGCATCGAGGCGGCGCTGGTCGCGCATCGTTCGCTCGGATCGATCGACCCCCGCCAGTCGCGCGGCGGACCGGGCGGCGACAGCCGCCAGCTGCGCGACAATTTCGCCGACGCGCTCTACGCCCGAATGAGCGGCACCGAGCCGAGCGAGGGCGCGCGCGAGTATCGTGATGCGAGCGTGGTCGACATGGCCCGCGCGCTGCTCGAGCGGAACGGGGAGCCCGTGCGCTTCGCCAGTCGGCAGGCAGTCGTCAACCAGGTTCTCCGGTATGGATCACACACGGCGGGCGACTTCGCGACCCTGATCGGCAACGCTGGTACGCGGGTTCTCGCCGAAGCGCGCCGCGCTTTGCCCTCGCCGCTGCTGGCGATCGCGCGGAATCGGAATTACACCGACTTCCGCACCCGCTACAATCTGAACGTGGACGGCCCCGCGGGTATGATCAACGTTCCTGAGAATGGTGAATTCCAGCAGGTCCACCTGATCGAGGGCAGCAACGGCAGCAAGCTGTCGACCTATGGCGGGATCATGAACATCACCCGCCAGGCGCTGGTGAACGATGACCTGGGCGTGTTCCTGCAGCTGTCCCAGTTCTGGGTGAACGCGGCGACGGAAACCCAGTCGGCGCTGCTCTCCGGCATGATCGCCGGCAACGGCGCAGTGATGACGAGCGATAGCAAGACGCTCTATCATGCCGACCACGGCAACATCGTCGTCGCGGGGACGCTGAATGTCGCGAACCTCTCGATTGCCCGTGCGCTGCTCCGAACGCAGAAGAACGCCGACGGCAGCACGCCAGCCAACGCAGTGCCCAAGCACCTCGTGGTCGGGCCCGCCCTCGAAACCATCGCCGAGCAGGTTCTCGCCGTGGTCAATGCGGGTACCGTGGCCGATGTAAACCCGTTCTCCGGCAAGCTCACCCTGTCGGTCGATCCCTATCAGCTGGGGCTCAGCTGGCGGCTATTCTCCGACCCGGCAACCCGGCCCGTTCTCGAATACGGCGACCTGGAAGGGCAAGGCGGGATCTTCACCGACACCCGCGTCGGGTTCGAGGTCGACGGCGTCCAGTTCAAGGCCCGCATCGATATCGGCGCCGGCCTAGTCGACTATCGCGGCACCGTGATGAACCCGGGCGCGTCGGTCTAAGGAAAGCGAAGCGCGGATATCCGCGATCGACCGGGGCCGCGCTCGACGGGAGTCGGCATCACCCCGGCGCGGCGGCCTACGGCGGGCTGAAAGCCGGCGAGCCCCGATTCCGCGGAGCGCTCTGCCGGCAGCCATGACAGGAGCGGATATGCAGACGAGCGACCCGGCCGAGATGATGGCGGTGGCCGACCGCACCCAAGCTTGGATTGATGACATGACGTGCTCGGGCATTTTTGAGCCCGACGCATGTTCGGGCATCCTGCACGCGATCATTCGTCGGGTCTGGGAGCGCTGCGGCGAACCCGCGACGATCGTCGACCAGCTGCGCACCATCGCCGACAGCATCGAAACACACGGACGCGAGCAGCCCGCCGGCTGGGCCACGTTCGCCACCACCACCCGAAGGAATTGATAATGGCATCTGACGCATCCGTGCGGGCTGTCGACGGTCGGGCCGTCGTTCGTGTTTTCGGCGCCGAACTGGCGGGGATCGTTGCCGCGGGCGCCGCCAAAAGCGCGGGCGACGCGGCCGACAGCGCGGATGCGTCGGCACAGAGTGCGGCGACGGCGGCCCTGGCGGAGTCCGGCGCGGTCGCCGCGGCCGGGACGCTTTTTCCGACGACGGCGGCCGGACTGGCGGCGACCGCGGCAAACGGGTTCTTCACCGTCGTCGGCGATGGCACGTCGACCTATGCGATCCTGTACAAGAAGGTGGGCTCCGAAGCCGTCGAGCAGGCGCGGTACGCTAGCAAGGCAGCATATGAAGGGCCGGCCGGCGCGGCGATGATCGGGACGAGCGGCGGCGAAACGGTTCAGGGAATCCTTGATAGGACATCGAGGTCGATCCGGCTGGACAGCTTTGGCTTCAAGGGCGACGCGATCACGGATGACACCCAAGCGTGGCGGGATGCCATCGCCTTTGCCGGTGCGACCGGCACGCGGCGTGTCATTGTTCCTGGGGGCGTGTCGATCGTCTCGCGTTCGATCGCCGATGAAGACAATCCTTTGCCGCCCGGCCTCACCTTTGTCGGCGAAGGCGCAAATTGCGACAACCCCTACATCACGCAAAGCCGGCTGCGGTACACAGGCTCCGACACGTGCTGGAAAGTGAGCTACCGGACTCCAGCCATCCGCGAATATGCAAACTGGACGTTCGACAGCATATCGTTCGATGCCACCGACCCTGCCGGCACAATGTTCGATTTCGGCGACACCGAGACGCACACCCCCCACGACAGCCCCGAGATCGACGATTACAGCTTTCTCCAGAACGTCCGTTTTCTGAATTGCTATGCATGGGGAGGACTCGGCACCGGCGACTTCTTCCGCGCATGCAAGACGTTCCACATCTACGCAGACGAGTCGACGGTCGTCTACAATTGGCGCCGCGGATTCTGGCTGAAGGGCTGTGACAACTGCATAATCTCGGCCCGAATGTCCGGCAACGGGCGTTCGGTCATGATCGAAGGTATTGGCTTTTTCGGCAACAACAACCGCATCGAAAGCGCGTTTTTGGGGGGCAGCGAAAATCCAAATTCGGGAGAACCGGCGTACACAGTATACGACCAAGGATCAAAGACTACGATTTCCAGGGGGACGCTGCTGGAGAGCCATGGCTCAATCTCGCACCTCTACCTGAACGGCTACGGGGCCCAGATACATTCCCCGCAGGTCGGCACCGAAGCGCCATTTTTCCACCTGGCGCCTTTAGCGCGCGAGAACACGATCTACTCGCCGCGCGCGACGGTGGTTGATTATGATTACGCCCCCATCATCGATCCGCCCGCCAATCCTAATATGGGCAGCTCAGAGTTTGACTACCGCCTCCGTATTGTTGATCCGCCGGCATCCATCCAAGCTATCCTACCGATACACCCCCGTATTCTGTTGCTTGATGCTACGCGCAACCCACTTCGGAACGCCCCGAACCCCTTCCAGCCTATGAGAATTACTGCGGCGGGGCCCATGGCACTGTCCCATACCTGCACCGCCTATAACTATTGGGGTACGCCGGGGGCGCCAGGCGGCGGCGGCATCAAGGAGATGTATTCGGACGCCGCACTCGATGGCGGCTACGTAATGCGCCTGACCAAGGGCACCACTGTCCCCGCAAACATCCCGGCAGAGGGGCCGATCGAGCAGGGCTTCGCTCTCAATTTCGTGATGGGCGTCGACATCAACCCTGGCGTGTACCGGATTACCAGCCGCATGAGGTTGGCGGCCGGCACTTCCAGCGCCGGCTGGGCCTTTATCGTCACCGTGAATGGTGCGTTCCGCGCCGCGCTGACACTCCCGTCGAGCGTCGATTACGCCACCATCATTGACACAGTCGACCTGACGAAGACCATTGCGAACGCACCGATTCCGCTCGGCGCGACCGTGACGATCAACGTTTACAATGCGAGCGCCGGCGCGACTGGCGTCGATCTGCTCGTGCAGTTGATCGATCTCAGCCCGGTGGCGGACGCGGGCTGGACCATCGGAACCGGCTCGCCGAACAAGGGGGCGTTCGCGGCTTCAGCCTCCACCGAATACGCTCAAGCTGAGGCGCAATCTACGATGGAACGTGTGCTGGCCCTCGAGGGCGCTATGCGCGCCGCCGGGTTCATTAACTGACCGTCGACGCGGGTAGATCGGAGGGCATTAATTGCTGCCCGGCGGAAGCTGCCGCCCGCGCGCCGCCGGGCATACTTGGCCAGCCAAAAGGATGCCGCAATTGATGAGATCAGCCCGATCGCGGCCACGACCGACGTGCCAAAAGTAAAGAGCGCTGAGCCCGCCAAGCCCGCAACGGTCAACGCCTGAATAACCGGATAATGGGCGAGATAGATTTCGTAGGAAAGGTCGATCGGCATCGACGGCACCCATCGGATTGACATCACGGCCAACACGATCGCGGCAACACCGAAAAGGTCGAGGAAGGGGCCCAGCGGCAGGGTCGCCAAGCCAGCTGCAATCATCGGGTATTTGAATCGAGACAACTGCTTTCCGTAGTGGAAAAGCAGACCGCCCATGCAGAAGTAGCATAGCTGCGCCGGCAACTGGTGAACTAGAGAAGCCGAATATGACATCGAGAAGATGCCAAAGACCGCGGAACAAATAGCCAAGGGCCCGAGGAGCAGAGCCGGACTGAAACGCCGGCAACCGATGGCGAGCAACGGCGCGATTACGTAGAACGCCACCTCGACTTTGATGCTCCACAGGGACCCATTTACAGCGCCTCCGTTCGGAAGTGATGCAAATCCGGGCTCGACGAAATTCAAGAAAATCAGGTTCCAGCTTTCGTATCGAAAGAACTCAGCACTCGTCGGGGCAAAGGCCAGCCCCGCTGCTATGACGACGATAAAATAAGCTGGGTAGATCCGGAGAAGCCGCTTTTGCGCGTATGCTTTCAGGCCAGGCCGGGAGGCCAAGCCGCCGAGTATGAGATAACCGCTAATCGTGAAGAAGGTCGCCACCGCAGCAGGCGGGCTAAACCACTGATACATTGCGGGCAAAGTATCGCCCGGTAGCGCGTGAATGTGAAACACCGCCACCCACACTGCTAGGCAAAGGCGCAAAGCATCAAGGCCGCTATTCCGCGTAACGGCAGATCTATTGCCTGTCGGCCGCCTGCCTAATTCTATCCTGTCCATGCAGCGATGGTGTCCCAACCCCCCTCCGACGTCAAGGAACGCGCCCGCGATCGGGCTGCGCAGGCACCAACTATATTTCGGCGACCGCCACCGGGTGAGCCGGAATAGCGGCACACGCGCGGAGCCGGTCCCCTTGGCGGGGGACGGCTTGCGTTAGGTATATTATCGGTGCATCGTGTCCGTGGGCGTAGAAACCCGGACCAGTGATAGGCAGCTTTCCCTTTGGCGAGGGATCGGTGCCGAATGGAGCCCTTGGCGGGGCTCCGAACAGAGCACGCTTGGCGGCGTGGCTCGGCCTTGGCCACCTTATGGCCGGGGGCGGTATGCCATGTCCAGCACGAAAGTGTAAAAGCTGCCGGCCTGTCTCACTGGCAGGTTTCTACCCCCCGGCTTCAGGTCCGCCACCTGAAAACGGCCGTAGAAAGCCGTCACCAGTGAGACGAAACTATGTATATCGACACCACCTTTCCGCCTGATGGAAGCGGACGCCTGGCGCAGTTCATGCGTGGCGTGCAGATGCTCGACAGCATCGAAATTGGTCTTGCGGTCGACGCACTTATCGACAAGCTCGACCAGCTGCACGGCGATTCTGATCTTGAAGACGACGACCGGGCGGGCGTGCTGATGATCGCGCCCGGCGTCGACTACGATCCGGCCCTCGACATCGTCGCGCCTGATGGCCTCCCCGGTGATCCGGTGGACGCTGAAGACGATGATCCCGCCGGAACGCTGCTGGAGCGCGGCGAAGGTGCCGCGTGGATCGAGTGCGAGGGCTATCAGCCCGATACGATGCGCGCGGGCTGGTCCAGCGACCGCGAGGATGACGAGGACGACGACAGCGACCGGTGCGCGGCCGGCGACGATCACATGATCGCGGGCCCGGTCATGCAGCGCGCATTCTGGCAGAAGCATGACGAGCGCACCGGCTGCGACATCGGGGACGCGGACGATCGCGAGGATAACACCCCGCCCGCGTGGCAGATCGACCAGACGCGGCCGCTCTACTTGTTGCCCGGAAACGACGCATGACGCGCCACGACATCGCGGCGCTGAACGCCCTACAGCTGCGGCTGCACCATACCATCGCCATTGCGCAGATCATCGCCAAGAGCCTCACGGCAACGGACATCGAGAACGACGTGAGCTTTGCCCTGCAAGGTATCGCGGACTCTCTTATCACGATCAGCGCCGACCTAGATGTTGTCACACCGGGCCACCCGACAACCTGACACCCTGCCCCGCCCGTCCACATTGGCGCGGCGGGGCCTTTCACATGGAGAAGAGACTATGGCGAGCGTGCACAAGCGCCGGTGGACGTACAACGGCGTCGAGAAAGAGGCTTGGACGGTACGCTACAGCGACGGCGACGGCGGGCGTCCCTCCAAGCAATTCGCGACGAAGAAAGAGGCGGACGCGTTCAAACGCAAGGTGGAGCGCGAATCCGAGGACGGTACGATGGTCGGGCCCACCGCCAGCCTGACCGTCGCCGACGTCTGCACCCGGTATCTCGCCGATGCCGGGAAGCGCGAGGCGCGCGGCGAGGTGTCGCGGCTGCACGTCATGAAAATCTCGAGGTTCGTGTCGCTGCATATCGCGCCGACGATCGGGACCGTCATTTTCAAAGACCTGCGGGCGGCGGACGTCGATAAGCTGCATCACAAGCTGTCCGCGACGATGAAGCCGCATGTCGCGCGTCCGGTGCTAGGCTTCCTGGCGACCGTGGAGCGATTTGCGAACCGACATCGCTATTGTCTCACCAATCCGGTTGCGGCGGCGCTGCGAGGCATCCGCGGCGCTCCACAGCCGCGGATCCGAGAGTTCACGCTCGACGAGGCCAGCGCGGTATTGCGGACGGTCCTTGAGAGGCGCCCGAACCACAAGGTCCGGTACGCGGCAATGCTGGCGTGCATGGTTCATATCGCGGCTTGCTGCGGGCTTCGCGTGGGCGAATTGCTCGCTTTGCCTGTGTCGTGCATCGACCTCGACGGCGAGGCGATCACGGTACGATACAGCCTCAACGCGCTGCACGAGATCAAGGCGCCAAAAACCGTCGCCGGGGAGCGCGTGGTCCCCATGCCGGCTCACGTCGTCGCGATGCTGCGGGAGTGGTTAGAGAGACACGCCAAGTCGAACCCTTGGGGCCTCGCCTTCACCACGTCGAGCGGCGGCAAGCTATACAATCGGAACATCACGCGGGCATGGCATGATCTCCTGCGCGATGCGGGCGTGCTGGTCCCGGGCGATCCGCATCACTTCCACGCGCTGCGGCATTTCGCTGGGAGTTGGTGGCTGCATAACGGGCTCGCGGTCGCCGACGTGTCGCGGCTTATGGGCCATGCAAACCCCGGAATCACGATGGGTGTCTATGCCCACGTCATCACGAAACCGGCGGATCGACACGCGGCGGTTCTCGCGATCGGCGCGAAATTGGCTGCAATTCCTGACGCAAGGTTGACGCAAATAGCCGCGTAGCCGCAGAAATCCTACGACTGCCGAACCTTCTACGGACGTGGGTCAACCAAGTCCTTGGCGAGGCATGGGCGGAGCGCGGCGAGGCGCCGGAATGGCAGCGCCTCTATGATCGCCGGGAGAAGTCGATGCGGCTCGGCACCCCGTCGGCGAAGGCCGGCTTGCTGATCGCCGCGGCGG